ACGTCATGGGCGACTCTTGGAAAGACATTGCAATCAAATTGGATGTTGCTGGTGGAATATTGGTCTACACCGGATTGAGTTACGAGTGGCCCAAGAAAAAAGCTGTGATGGACAACACACAGGCTGGCACCAAGATCAAAAAGGCAGAAACTGCCGCAGCGGATCTCATTGTGGACTCCATTGTGGCCACTGCGGCTGTGTACAAACACAAATTAGCTGAGATTATTAAGAACCCTGAAAAGGCAAAAGACTGTCCGCTTATTCCAAGAAATATCAAGGAGATGCAGGTATTGTTGCAGCTTTTGGAGGTGGCTCAGCCCAAGCAACCAGCAGCTGTGCAACCCAGTATGAACATCAATATCGCCAATGTGAGTGGTCAGCCTCCTAAATTATCTGCCTCAACTACAACCTTGGACATGTTGCCAGAGGGTGATGAAGATGAGCCAGATTCAAGAAGACTTGAGGTGTTGAAGCTTCTCCAGAATGTGAAGGTGGGTTCTTGAATCAGATTGTAACGCAAGAACAAGCCAAGAATATAAGTGCGCTCTATGAGGAATACCTACTGGAGCCATGTAAGACCAAGGAAGAGTTGAACCAATGGATACAAACGTATCTCAATATTAGTTTTCCGAACTGTACGCTCGATGAAAACAGCACAAGTAATCCATTGGATTTTATTTGGGATGTGTATTCTGCTGTGCTTTATGCAGACACCACAAGAACAACTTTCGTTGGTGCGGCGGCAAGAGCTTCTATGAAAACGCTTAGCGTTTCAGTCTTAGAGTTCTTGTTAATGCTGCACTTCGGCAAAACAATTGTACACCTTTCTGCAATTCTCGATCAGTCCATGGCGTGTATTAACTACTTAGATAACTTTCTTGCGCTTCCATCTGTTAAAAAGTTTTCTAAAACAGACAGCCAGCGTAAAAAGATTTTGAGAGGTTTGCCTCCGTCAAAATATAGGCAGAACATACCAGCGTCATTGCGCGTTCTTGTAGCAACAAAAGAGAGTGCAAATGGAATGCGCGGCAATGTGCTGTGTGTGCCGGGGAATACTAAAATCACAATTGATTCTGGTTATTGCACGGCTCGTGATTTGTATAACTCAGTTCAACAAGGAGTGGAAGTGAATGTTCTCACTTTTAACCCTGCTCTTTGTGAGTTTGAATACAAACGAGTTACAAAAGCGTATACGCGCCAAACGCCGGAGCGTGTTAAGATCATTACCAAACACGGCTCGTCAGTTACTGTAACTCCCGAGCACCCCGTGGCTGTTTATAACAAAATGAGAAAAACACCATTTGAATGGGTGAAGGCAGCTGATTTGGATATTCTTGATTGTGTGTACGAAGACGTGGCAGACAATGCTCCTTGGCCTTGCCAAATCAGCGATCTTCAAAAATATGAAGATCCTAATGACTTGGACGTCTTTGACTTCACAGTCGAGGATAATCATAATTTTTTTGCTAATGATATGTTGGTTCACAATTGTTTTGATGAGACGGATTTGATCGATCCTTCCATCCTTTCAGAAGCGGCGATGATCGCCGATCCTGATCAGCTTGGGCGACCCCCTATTTTCATATACATCTCTTCACGTAAATCCGCATTTGGTCCAGTTCAGGACAAGATTGATGCGTCCAACAACCCTGAAAGTGGCATTAGACTTCACAAATGGTCGCTCTGTGATTTCATGCAGCCATGTAAGCCGGAGGTTTACAAACCAGACGAGCCAACCTCAACGATTTACATCCACAGAGATAGTCTTGAGATTAAATCCCATGAGGAGTTTGTTGCTTGTCCGGAAACGGTCCAATTGGGGTTTGATCCTAAGGTTGTGTTTGCGGGTTGTGTAACGTGCCCAGCGTTGCTTGTGTGTCAGTCACGGGCCGTAAACCAAAAGAGCCAAGACTCAAAAGCCCTGAGAGACATTGCCTTTGTCAAAACAGTGCTTCGTGAAACCAGAGATCCTGAAAAGATTAAGGCTCAGCTTCTAAATCTCAAGCCGGAATCATCCGGTAACGTATTCAACCGTATGGATAGGGCTCGCAACACAGGAACGATTCATCAGGCGTGGGAGTACGCCTTCTCGGTTCCGCTGGATCCAGACGTCAAAATCTCCAAGCGCCAATTAGCGGACGCACTGAGAGCTAACGAGTGGTTCCTCACGTGCGGGGTTGATTTCGGATACGTGGATCCAGCTGTGAGTATATTGGTGGCATATCACAGGGCATTTGACAAACTCCTCTTAATTCACACCATTAAGGCTCCCGGTTTCTCAAATCCGGACTGGCTGGCCTACACCAAGGAACGCGTGTACGTTCCGTATGGATTTAATCTGCTTTGTCCAGACACGGCAGACAAGAGTGCGCCCACTACTGCCGCCAAACTTGGAATGCAATCGCGCTCAAGGAAACCACATCGAATTGAGGCTGGTGTTTCGTTTTTGAGAAACCACATTTGGTCACCCACTCAACAGAAAACCAATCTGTTCATCATTGACGATGAGTTCAATGCGCCAGTGATCATGTCTCTGGAGAGGTATCAATACAAACGTGGCCCAGAGGGTTTTGTCTTTGATGTTTACGACCCAGACAGTCCTTGGTCACATGAAATTGACGCACTCAGGTACGCATGCGATCCTTGGGTTGTTTATGGCCAAAGCCAAGTTTCTGCAAATCAACCAAAACAGCAGACTGGTGTTCCTCTGTATTTTGAACACCAGAAGGCAAAAGAAGAGGAACTCAAGAAGGAACGCAAATATTTGATGGGTGAAATTAGGCAACATTATTCAGATGAATACCGCCTGTCTCTGGACATTCCGGAGGAACACGTGGATAATGAAACAGAAGGTTCTCCGACACTATTTTTCAGCTTTTGAAGGGCTCTCTCATGAGTTTTTTGAACTTCACACTTTCTCGCATTGCCTATATGGATGATACGGCAAGCACAGATCCTCTTAACAAGGCATTTGATGTGCACACAGCGAAAATTGGCCTTTATGCCCAGTTCCCGACTGTTTGTACCAAGGTTGTTGAGCCGGGGCAAATCGTCCTATTGGAATCGACCAGCCGGGCACTTACGTATGACAGCACGACCCAATTTAGCTTTTCTCACCCAGAGCTTGGATCGGACATTGTGAGAATGCGGTGGACCGGAACGGGAACAGCCCCGTCTTTCCGTACTCTTCGTGCAATTGCTGGAGGAGTGAACACGCAGGTTGAGTTTAGTCGCGCATCCAATACAGCAGCAAAACTCACAAACACGTCTGGGACAGCGTGGAACACATCGAGTGTTCAAATCGGTGACGAGGTGTTTTTCCAGAAATCTGTAGAAGGAGAATTCACTTCCCCATTCTCGGAAGTTATTCAGGGGCAGCGATTTGTAATCGTTGACAAAGGAGTTAATTACATTGTGCTTCGGGACAATGGCGTCATTTCTGCGGAAAGCGACATTGCTCTTGGCGCTGATTATTCCACCGCAATGAGGGTGTTTAGCTCACTCGGCGTCAAAACTGGCGACAAAATCAAGTTCTCCTCGTCTGCAGGCTTGCGACCCGACAACAAATCCTACGTTTTAGAGGTGTCGCAGGTTTCCGATCGCGATTTGTATTTTATTAATCCATACGGAATTGATGAAACCGCCGTTCCGGGAGAGCAGACTTTTGTGGTTTTTGAGCGCATGCTTAATTTCTTGTCAATTGATGCCACAGGCGCTGTTGACATTCGAATTGACTCCTCGTCTGCAAGCAATATTCCGCTGTATGAATTTGAAACAGGCCGGTCAATTTTTATGGCTACGGTGTCGGCAACCAGTGTTTATGCGGTAAATAATGGCAGCCATCCTGTAAACGTTACCGTGCACACCTGCAGCTTCTGAGGTATCCTATGGGCTTGTTTGATTTCCTGAAGCAAAAGGAGTCTATTTCTATTACGGAAGTAGAGATCCCACTGCAAAAATCCGTCAATCCGGTCAAGATTGACCCAAATATTGAAGAAGAAGTGGAAAAGAGCAAGGTTGTCTTTGGTCTCAATTCCCAGCGATATGAAATTGATAATGTCCACCAAAAGACCGGCGGCGGTCGACTTCTGGACAAAGAGCTGAAAGATATTGCTCATTATGATGCCATCATCTCACTTATCGTAACTACTCGCGCAAATCAGTGCATGGTGTTTGGCAACAAGTCTCGCTCAAAATACGACCGTGGCTTCATCTTGCGCGAACGACTTCCAGTTCAGGATGATCCAACAGTACCGCAAGAGCAAAAAGGTGCCGAGTGCCTGTATCGAACCAAAATGGCAGAAACCATTGCCCGATGGCTACAGAACTGCGGATCAACGAGAGAAGACATCCTCACGTCTGTTTTCCATGAATCAGACAGCACCTTTAAAACGTGTACGTTGGCTGAGTTCTTGTCAGCGCAGGCGAGAAATCTTTTGATTTTTGGCCGATGTGCCACTCAAATCATCCGCAACAAGGATGGTGTGCCACTGCTGTTTCGCCCTCTTCCCGTGGAAACGTTGTTTAGAGTGATTGATGGCAGACGCGTCCAAGGTCTTACAAAGAAGGATCAGGACGTACCTGACGCTGCAGTTGATGATGTGGATATTTACAACGAACTGCCCGAGTCAGAGCGTCCAATTGCGTATGTGCAGCGTGTAAAAGGAAAGACCGTCTCGTTCTTCACAGAAAAGGATGTGCAGGTAACCTACCTCCAGAAACAGGCGTATGAGGGGCTTGATGGTTATCCGATGGCTCCAATTGAGTTGGCCTATTTCTCAATTTTGATGCATTTCCATGCTCAGGTTTATCTGCAAAACACCTTCCAAAAGGGCCTCGGATCCAAGGGGTTTATCGTAATTAAGACACCAGAGGGCGGGGTTGTGTCCAAAATGGACGTAGAGAATTTCCGCAAGATGTTCTCTAATTACGTCGCTCGAAACGATAACTCAGCCACAGTGCCCGTTATTTCGGGTCCAGTGGATGTGAAGTTTGAGCCATTGAACGCAACAGCAAAGGATTTGGAGTTTAACAACCTCTACGCCCGTGTGTTGCAGATTCTGTGTGCCAGTTTCCAGATTAGTCCGCATGAAATTGGCTTTGGTGCTCTCGATCCCGGCGATCGCTCTACAGCCAGCGACCAGATGAAACAAGAACAGATCGTTCAGGGTGAAGAACGGGGTCTTAGACAGCTTCTTGAGATGATGTTTAATAGCTTGTTCAACGTTGTTTCGGAGGCGTTCCCTGACGCTCGCGAAACGTTCTTCCTAGAGACTATTGGCCTTGGTCAAAACACCAAGGAAGGTGATTTGCAGCTCTACAAAGAAGAGCTTGAGACAAACGGTACGTTTGCAAAGATTTGGGCAGACTCTGAGAGATCAGAGGCGTTCCCATTTGGTGGTCACGTGCCCACCTCTCCGATTTTTCACCAATCAGTTGCTAAATACATGCGATTTGGTGAGATTCGAGAATTCTTCTTTGGGGAAAAAGGAGCCCTTAAGAACCCTGCTTATGATTTCCTGATCGACCCGTCTCTGAATGAGGCTTACCAGTCCCTGAAAAATCAAATGCCTCAAATGCAGGCTCAGCAACAGCAATTACAGATCCAGCAGCAACAGCAGCAAATGCAAATGGAACAAACCCAAATGCAAATGCAAACGGAACAGGCCCAGCAGCAACCTCAGGAAGAGCAGCCACAGGAAAACCAAGAGCTGCAACAGAAAGAGGTTGAAGCAGCGGATGCTGATGAGTCTCGCAAGCAAGAAGCTCATGATCAGAAAATGAGACACAACGAGGACAAGCATTCCCTAAACCTCCGCCTCGCATACGCTGACGCACAGGCAAAGCGTTCGGTAAATGCACTGTCTGGAATTGTGCAACGAGCAAAAGCTAAACCGCTTAGTTGACAGACATTTAAGCCCCATGTAAACTTTTGGTAATAAACAAATAAATACTGGGGCTTGTATGGGAACAGAGTTTAAGGCAAGGTGTCCTCGTCAACACGAGTCAATACATCATTTTGAATCATGTGATTACGGTGCGGAGCGGGTTTCTTGGTTGAGAAACAACCCGAGATCTTCACAACAAGAAGAAGATTGTGCTCCCGGTTGTCCTTGGGCAATAGATAACCTTGAAGAATATGGATATTGCTGGTGGAAATTCATGGAGCACGACGAGGCGTCACATGCCGGGTGTTCAGAAGACACCATTTCAAAATCTCTTCACATTAGTGTTAGGCAGGTGCGGGAGATTATGTCAAAATGCAAAAAAGCAATGCTTAACCACCCTGCCTTTCAAGAGATGAAGGGTCTTATCGAATCTGGTGATTTGTTCCAAGATACTCACGAAGATGATGCTGATCTTGACTTTTACACACCGACAAGTTTCTCCTTTGTTGAGCACAACACAAAAACAACCGGTTCTGGTGAAGATGACGGAACCCAAGTTAAGACAGAGGAAGGGAAACGGACACGGCGCGGACCTAAGGTAATACCACTCGTTCCTTCGCCAGATGTTTAGCGGTACGGACAATCTTTACGCTTTGTGCTTCTGGATCGATACTTTTAATCCACTCAAGAACGATTCCTTCTCGTTCTCTTTTGCCTTTCCACATGGAAAAGACGGCCCACCAAGGAATATTCAAGGCAACGACGTAACGCCCATCTGTAACCCCGACGTTTGCCGTTGTGAACATCACCCGTGTCATTTCTTGTAGTTTTTTAAGAGCGAGATACTGAAGGTATTTGCCCTCAGTAGCCCGCGCAAAAATACCATTGGCACTTTTCAGGTAATCACTCTTGTCCATTGAACAGTGCATCCAGTGCTGACACAAACTCAATATCTCGCAACACGTTCGTAGCTGGTAGTGGAATGGCCTTCATGGATTCACCCGCTGGAAGTGGACTGTGGGGGTGAGCATTAAAGGGAACCTGTATTTTGTCAAAGGCATCTTCGCTGTCCATGAATTCACGGATGAGTTCCAAGTCCCCCTTGGTCAAAGCAGGCAACTCTTCTTTATCTAGAGAGTCATTCAGGATTTCCGCGATTTTGTCCAGCTTGCGCTTATGGGCTGCCAATTTGAGCGGACTTGATGGCTGAGGTACACTTACAAAGAAATGCCACAGGAAATCTTCCATGCGAATGGAGAGACAAACCGTGGTTTCGTCCAAATTCGCATCTGCAGGCAGGTAAAACAGCTGGCGTACGACTGATTCCGTTTCTGGACTGCGATCGTTTGCACCAAAAAACACAGATGCCTTAACGTGCATCATAAATACTTTTTTCATCACCATCTCCCTTGAAAAAAGCCAGTTTAAGCATCCTGTACAGGACTGTCAACCGTGGCTTTTTCTTTCCTAAGCTCTCGTTTTCGCGCAGCTTTTTGTGCCCTCTGCTCAGGAGACAGGTTCTTCCAGTAATCAGCAGCCCGCTCTTTTCCTTCCTCAAGGTATTTGCGGCGACGGTATGCTTTGCACCGAAACGGGGCACCATCCTTGGTGAATTCCCAGAATTCTTTGGTGATTGGGTGATGTACTTGACAATGCTTACAAAATTTCTCGTTCACGACAGAAATCCTTTCCTGTTTGTTTTGTCTAAACCTATTATACGGGTTTTGTATTGACTTTCGTCGCACTTTTTGGTTTTCATTTGTGGTGCTGTTGTGTTTTTACTCATTAACTTAAGAAAGGTTAACAAATGAGCGCACTTACGAAAATACTGAAGGATGTTTCCTACCGTACCGCCATGATGTATGTACTTGGATATACTTACAAAAAAGACGAAGAGTTTAGTGTGGATGATTTTGAGAAAATCATGAAAGCCCATTATCCCGAAGCTATGGATGCGTACGACAGTGGCGGTACCCGGTTCGGTGTGTTCATTCAGCAAATGAAAAATGAGCTGTATTTGATCCCGCTTGAGAAAGGGTACGGAGTCAAGCGATATCGCTTTTCCGGGTTCAGCGAGAAGAATATTCAGCATTTTGCCAAGGCAAATTTGGACATGGAATTACTTCGACCCCGGCATGCAAATATCATCCCGGACAAGGATGTTCTCAAGGCGTTGGTTCCTCAGATTAAAACCGTTGTTGAAGACAAACCTGACGCTGTTCAGGAACTCAAGACCCGCCTCGCAGATCTTTCGGCAATTGTGGAAAAAATCACCATGCCAAATGAGGCCGCCAACAAGATTGCTGAGCGGTTCCCGTTCCTGTTGACTATGCCCGAGGAAAAGATTTCCAAGCTTGAGCAGATTTGCATGCTTATTTAGTACCAAGAACATGAAGAGCGGAATTAACCCATATTTCGCTCTTACCAATACTTGTGGCAATCTTTGTGTGTATGGTTTTGGCGAGAAGCACATTCCCCTTAACCTTCTCTCCAAACAAAAACACAGACGCATTTAAGACAGGAGTGGTCATAGCAGGTAGTCCAACGTACTCTTGCCTACGCCATCCCTTGTGTATCCAGAATCTTTTCACCTCTAAAAGCACAGCCCAGTGCACAGTAAATCTGGTCAAATCAACAATACTCACCTCGTCAGCATCGGGTGATGTGATTGATTGCCAAATGAGTCTGTTTTTCATACTCATGAGGAACGGGAAAAGGCTTTTTTTGATGTGAGCCTCGGGGCCGTAATAGAGTTCGTAGGGGATGGTTTCTGGCTCGTTGTTGTGCAACGCGCTCGCCCACGCCTCTTGAATGCTCATCCACCGTTCTTTGGTCAAACCAGTCTTGGGCTTCAGTAGTAAATCATAGAGACTCATGCGCTCATCAAGAAGCGCCTCGCCTGATCGGATAGTGTCAATTATTGCTGCGTGATGGTTGTTTACTTCTCGCTTGATGTGAGGGTTGAGGAATATTGATTTCAAATCCAATCTCTCAGCACTACTTGAATGGGAGGAGCAGGAGGGGCCTCGTTTGGTTTTTTGTACCAAATGAACCATGCGCACGTCACGGTGTCGTTTCCTTTGCCGTCAAAGCTCACGCGTGGCAATACAATTATTCTTTGCGGTGGGTGTTGCACAAGCCATTTATTGCGAGGCTCACAAGGTTCCAAGAAGCTGAGGCGCAGCAACATGGCAACCCCTACCTCTGCATGGTCATAGGCATTCTTGAGTATTTCAAGGGCTCGCGAGAACGGAGGGTTAGAAACGACCCAGTCTGCGTGCAAAAGGAGGCCCCAGTTGTCCTCAACTGCGGAGTCCATAACGTAATCAACGGTTTTCGTTGGATCAATATCGCACGTCAGCACTTCGAGTCCATGGTTCTTGAGCACATCGGTAATGGCGTGATCGCCAGCGCATGGCTCAATGACCCTGCCATAGACTTGCAGTCTTTGAAGCAGGGCAGTTGTCAACCCCTTGGGCGTCTCATAAAATTCCAGTGGATTGTTTTTCTTGGCCATTGTGTTGTCCTTGTTTTTTGAAAGTGTGCCACAAAGGGTGATTCAAGTCAACCAGTTGACTAAAATCTCTGTCAGAATTAAAGTAAAGACTTCTGCAAGGAGCGGTATTATGGGTACAGTGATTAATTTCAAAGAAAAGCAAAAAGAACACAACAAGCGCGTGTTGGAGAAGATGAAGTCTGGCGATAATCTCGCAACATCTTCCGTTGAAGACACTTGGTTCCCAAGCCGTGGCGTATTTGATCGCGCACTAGGCCGAATGGTGCCTGCAAAGCCAGAAGAGAACGAGCGCCCACCCGCCAAAAAATGTCACTTGCATCTCGTTACAACCTGAGATACCTAGTGCCTCATTAGGAGGCATTATGTGGTATTTCATTGTTGCTTGTGTTGTGTTGGCCCAGCTAACCATTGAAGATCGCATTTTGTACAACAAGTATGGCAAAGACAAACACGGTTTCAAAAACAATGCATCGTTGGCCTTGTTTTGGGGGCCGGTCTTTTTAGGGTTGTTTGTTAGTTTATGGGTTAACGCAAAAGACCCAGAATGAACCGGTGAGCAACAGCAGAGAAGAACCCGCAAATCAATGCCATGACACCAAACGGTATCAACTCGATTTTGACTTTCCTTCCACCAAGAGCCAAGATGAGAAAGTAAATAACGAGTATGGTGAACCAAATACCAGTGTGTCCACCCCATATTTTCCAGAAACTCATTTGACCCCCATAGTCACTGCCGCGTGACTTTCGTCCCAATCAATTTCTTTATTTGCCTCTACGAGTTCTGACTTTTCAGCCACGAGTTCACAGTCAATAAACTCGCCTTCGTTACCGTCCATGATTTCTTTCCACGCTGCGCTGATACTATCTGCTTCAATGCGCACAGTGCGTTTCCATGTTCGGTGATTCAAATACGTCACAGTGTAAAACATAAACACCCCTTTAAGAAGTATTGTCTCACGGTTCTGTTTGCTTGTATAGAAGCACGTCTGAGGAAAACAGTTTAGCGCCAACCGATCCAAGCTCAGGAAAGAGATTTTTTATAGTACATTCAAGAGCTTCCAGACGATCCACCGGGGTGGTTGCCGCCTCTGCGTTCTCTTGAATGATCTTTGCCTCGCCCAAAGCCACGCTGAAGGATTCAACAGTCCATTTGTCTGGCTCGCCTCTACGCAACCGAAATTCCTCGGCCTGCTCTTTTGTCGTAAACCATTTAGCAAGGTTGATTTTTGCAGTGTAGTTATCCCATGGGTTTGTTTTGTCGTGAAAGAATCGTCCATTTCCTACACGTTGTAATACGTAATAGGTTTGCATAAACATCTCCGGACCCAAGGTGTTATTCCTCAATGTTTTCACTGTCAAGCCCTAATAAGGTGGCGGCCTCAGAAGCAAATTCACTGTCACTATTTTCAATGCGCAGCAAAAATTTTCTTATGGCAGCATCTTCAATCATTTTCTGCTTCATATAAACACAGGCGTCAAGCAGTTCCTCGTAAATGTCCTGTATTGAGTTCCTGCCATTAAATGGCTGAAGTGGGGTGCCGTAGCGTTCAATCCCAATAGCATTGCGCCCGAACATGTCTTGAATAACGTTTAACCAGACTGAGGGGTTTTTGTTCGGTGTTGGTGGTGGCTGATCCACTGGGTTCTCCTTCTATGATTTTTTGTACCCATTGGTGAGTGTCAATGGTGTTGGGTTTTCCGACAATTGAACAGGGTTTCCCGCAAAATTTCCGCCAACCTTTTGACACGCTTAGAAACACAGTCGGTGTACCACATCTTGCGCAGTTTGGGGTGTAGCTTGCGTTTTTCATGT